GTGTCGGTGTGCTATTAAAAAACCGCCCCCCTTTGGCTGAATTGCATGAAATGCACAATGTCTGCAAGTTCCAGTCCTCATCACTACCACCAAGGCTTCGTGGTGTTATGTGGTCAACTGAATTGCCTTCCATACCGCATGCCTGGCACGTGTGCCCGTCGCGTTGCAATATGCGTTGACGTATCTTGCGCCATTGGCTTGTGCTTCCATTGTCCTTCAATGCACTGGCCATTAGAAATAATTCCTTTGCTGATGAAACGCCCATGCTTTGCATGGTGTTTGATAACGAATCGTAATGTATTTCAGAGTTGCGTCTATTTGTCTGAAAGGGTCTAAGTCACGGTAGTGCTTTGACTTCATCTGACCCAATCCGAAGTGAGACCCGTTCTTTGCAGTATATGACCACCGCGATTCCTTTGTGATTATCTTGTCGAAGCATTGGAATTCTTTATAGTCAAGAATCCTAGAATGTGCATATAACTTCAAATGGTCTATTGAATAGTTAGCTGAATTTGCATTTGAAATGCTTGTTATTGAAAGCAATGCCGAAATGAAATAGACCCGTCCCATTAGCCGATTACGCCCTTGCGAGCAATCCGCCTCAGCGGCTCGCTTCAAGCGAAACCAGCGTACCGCGACTGTCAAGCAATTGAATAACTTACGCATGGCCTTGGGCGTGTCCCACAAGTTTTGCACGCCTGTGGATAACGCCTGTGAATAACTATTCATCTAACGTGCCCCAATCCACTGTTGATTAACACGTCACGGTTTGATTCACCAAACGCAAACAATATGACTGGCATGAGGATTGAAGCTGCTTCGCCATTTGATTTAATAAATTTCAAATTGGGTTGCAACGGCAATGCACCGCTTGCTTTTTCCCACACCAAATTAAACCAGGCAGATTTTGCCATTTGTACAAGTGCAATGCCATTGTTATGTGAAATAAGTTTTTTTGCCCATGGCGTAACATTTGAATAAGGTGGATTGCACCAAACACGACCCACCCAAGGCGTTGTCAAACCGTCATCAATAATGGTCAATGACCTTTTTGCAGGTATCCAAGGTGCGCCGTGGGGTGGTGCAGCAACGTCCATATCAAATTCAACGTTTAAGCCCTGAAAGATAAACGGCGGCGTGTAATAGTCGTCCGACGTCCCATTGTTTATCAAGTCGTGACCGAAATCCATGTCAAGGCGTTCGCTCATTGCCCACCCCAGCCCGTGCCTTTAAAGGATATGCCGAAAGTTGAGTAGGTGCGGCTCATGTTTTGGTTGCAGCAGATTGGGTTGTGTTCGTCGTGAATTGATTTATCCACCTCAACACTGATTTGGCACACCGTGCATTTAAACTCATAGACTGGCATGTGAAGTCCCTATCTGCGCAACCCCCATGACTTCGCACTTGGTGCATTGAATCACTTCGACACCGTCGGGAAGGTTGTCGGTCACCTTGTGGATTACTTGTTTCGTTATCTTTTTGCATTTTCTGCACTCAAACTGAACTGTGTCCATAGTTGCTTCTCCTAAGGTTCTCAATAGGTTGCAAGTTAATTTGTGTGACCCACCAATTGGGTTGCTTACTGTGTCGGTATTTTGGACGTTTAGCCATAGCAATGGGAATCCAACCCGCAATGAAGAAATGCGGTGATTCACCAGTTACCAGGATTGCAACGTCGTCAGTGCGGTCATATTCGTGGATTATCAGCTGCCCTGACACGTACTTAGTCCAACGCACTTCAAAGTGTGAACCGACGTCAGCCTTAGTTTTGCCCTTTTGCTCAAACGGATTGAAATCAACATTGAGGTATTTGGCAACAACCCATTCACTGCCGATACTTTGGGCGTCTTGTGCAATAAGGTCATGAAGTGATTTCTCAGTTGAGTAACCGCCCGACCGTGTTTGCCAATAGTCGGTGTTGGCCTTTGCCAAATGTATTGCTGCGTCGTGACACGTAAATTCTTCTTCGCGGGTCAATGTCATTTTCAACGGCAGTCCTTACAAAACCAAATAATCTTTTCATTGCCATAACCCTTTTGATAACCAAATGCGTCAAGTCTTGTAAGCATTGAACACCTGTCGCACTGTTCCATTTTGTATTCTTCGACCACTTCACCATTCTTCAGCAGTTTGCCAACCATGGTTTGCGGGTTGATTATCTCCATGTAGTCGCTCATACTTGTGGCTTGTAAGTTCCGTCGCTGGTTAGCACTAGCCACACTGGGTCACACTGGTCAGGCTTGCGCCCTACGCATGAGTAATTTGCCCAGTCTTTGCCAGTCTTTGCACTGTTTCCACTGCGGAAAACACGGTGGCCATGACGACATTGTGGTGCTTCGGCAACCAATTCACCGCCCAATTGCTTTGCAATCTCTTTGACGCCTGAAGCCAAAGTTGGCACACCAGCTGCTTCCATGTCTTCTTCAGTCTTGTAACTTGGAACGTCACCAAATTTGGTTGTCCAGTAATCATAATCCTTGTCAGTGTTTGCAACCTTTGCTGACGTCTTTTCGACTTGTTCCATGATTTCTTTGGTGCTTCGTTCAGCACCGCCCATGACCAGTTGCTGCACGCGCATGATTGCGCTGGTGACTGTATCTTCGACAAACCAACGCTTCATGTTCTGTTGATATGCACCTTGGTAGCCATAAGCAAAATCAACGGCTGCTGGGCGTGTGTCGTCTTCATGGCGAAAGGCCTTTGCTTCAACTAGGACATAACCCTTGTCAGCACTAAATTCAACAATGCTGGTTTCAATGCGTCCTAGTGGGTAGGTGCGATTCCAGCGTTCTAAACGCTCACGGCTTGCTTCGTAGTTATCCAGGAATCCCATTTATTTGACCTCCCTTTTTTGTTGTGAAATGTGACGGCTAATTGCACGCCCGCGCGTATAGCCTTCACGGCTTCCGTCTTTGTGCCCAAATGAATAACCAAGGGCTGCGGCTAAGGTGCAAAGAACACCGATAAGGAATAAAGCCCGCAAAACTTGCGGGTCTAATAAATCAACGACCATTGTGAATTCTCCCGATTCTAGGTGGTAACGACTACCACCTGCACTCAGGGTGACGCATAAGGCGCGCCAAATCAAGAACCTTGCGTATTTGTCGGCGTGTCACCTGACTTTGCCTTGGATTTAAGTCCATTCCCAGCCAACACACCGCCCAGCGAACCAGTCAAAAAAATGGCTAGGGTTTTTAATAAGTCAATGAAGGCTGCGTCGTTGGGTGCTTGTGCCCCAATTGGCTGGGTGACAAATATGAGCGCGTACGTTATGCCCACGGTGACAATTAAAAACACCGCTGCAAGGGTTGAACCAATAATTAAAATTAGCTGCGCGTGAACGTCCTCAGGGGCGCGGCGTCTTGCTGGTTTGTGGTGTTGTGAATCCAAGTATGTCGTCAGTACACGTTCCAGTCGGGACGCACTGCGGTTTTTGGCACTCAGGTTTTGACCAGTTTTCATATTCTTGGCACTCATAACGTGTCCAACCCTGATACCCACAAGCAGTCAGCATTGACGCAAGTGCCCAAGTCAATGCTGCTGCCGTGAGTTTCCGAGTTATTTCCCCGTTAACCCGAAACTCTTATCAGCAGGGTTTAACCAGCGCAAAACAACTGGTGCGACCGCTGCGACGCCCGCCATTGCAAGTGTCTTTGGGTCTGTCACACCTGCCATGTATAAGGCCAGTGCTGCTGCCATGAATGAGCGTGCCCATGAGGCGATTAAGGCTTTGGCTTTGTCCATTTTTTTGTTCTCTCCTTTGTCGGTTTTTCTCCCGATTTTGGTATTTCAACTGTTGGGTGTTCGCCCTTGTAAGGTACGAATTTGGGAATTCCAAACCCAACAATCTCTTTGCCAACGTTGCGCACCTTCACCATAACCATGCCACCATTTCGTTGGTCGCCTTTTCCACTGGTGTTGCCTTCAATCGTCAAGCATGTTTTTTCGTCAATCAAACCCACAACAATTCCAATATGAGAAATGCGGTCAACGCCGTCATGAGGAAAATCCATAAAAGCCAAATAACCCAACTGTGGCATATTTGACCAACGGTTAATTTCTTTAAATTTGTGTGCCCCAATTGCCGTGCCCACGACTGAATGAATCTTGACGCCCGCCTGTGCAGCACACCAGTTAACAAAAGAACCACACCACGGCAAACCGTCGGCCTTTGTAAATTTGCCGTATTTTGTAAGGTTGTCGCCTTCTTCGATTGTGCCAACTTCAGCTGCTGCAACCTCAATAAACCGCGCGTTTGTACCGTCAGGATAATTTGACATTGTGTTCCTCATTTTCGCAAGTCCATTGACAAGTTTCTTCGTTCAAAGATTCTTCTTCGTGGCAATTAGATTTTGGTTGGATGAAAGCGTCACGGCTTGAATCATAAAACCAACCTTCGCCCGCGTAATTTTTGCGAAAGTTGGCATTGTAGGAAGTTTGAATCCATGTTCCGCCGTAGTGCGCAACGCAAAAATCTATTCCCTTTTGTTCGTTTTCAATTCCGTCAATTAGTAGTTCGTCGTTATGAACCACAATGCCACGAATAACAACGTTATTTTCGTCTAATTCAAGAAAGTGTGCCATTAGAAAGTTATGCTCCCACTTCCAGTCCATTTGTAAATTTTATAACCGCCTGAAGTCGTAATACTTGGCGAACCAGTTGTTGATGTCGCGTCTGCAAAACTGTCAGGATAACGAAGAATAACAACACCGCTTGCGCCAGCCGAAGCGGTTGCCGCTCCATTTCCGCTTGAACCGCCGCCGCCGCCACCACGATTTGCTGTTGGTGTTGTTGCAACAGTGTTACCAGTTGCGCCGTCTGCTCCTACACCCGAACCACCAGTTGCAACAGGTGTTCCCGAATAGCGACCACCGCCACCACCGCCTGAATAAAATAAAGATGAACCCGAAATGTCATAAGAGCGACCTGTTCCACCATTACCAGGTGAGTTGTTTCCGTCAGTACCTACCGAACCCGCGCCACCGCCGCCGCCGCCGAAGTTTCCAGAAACCCAAGACCCGCCCGCATTTCCGTATCCTGTTGCTCCGCCCGAATTGCCTTGTGTTGCCGCACCTGCTGGATTACGTTGCCACGCAGCACCGCCACCTGAACCGCCGTCAATAACACCAGCAGCAGTTTCAGCAGTTTGACCCGCTCCACCAGCAAGTGCAGTGATTGAATCAAATACTGAATTTTGACCAGCAGTTTTTATTGCGCCACCGCTGCCGATTGTTACGGTGTAAGAAATTCCTGTGGTTATAGAACGTGAAGTTTGATAGCAAAGACCACCCGCTCCGCCACCGCCGTCAGAGTTGTAATCATTTGTTGATTTTCCACCGCCACCGCCACCCGCAACGACCAAAACGTCAATGGCAGACGGTGTTCTTGCTCTACCCATTGACGACATAATTCCAAGCATTGGTGTCATTAAGTTAAATCTCCAAAAATAATCCAAGAATTTGCAGCTAGTTTTTTGCATGTCGCACCTGAATTAGCAACTCGCAATTTTGGTGTCGCACTAGTTGCACCAGTTGAAATCACTGTTGTTGTTCCTGGGGTAACTGCGCCGATTGTTGGTTGACCTGCACCAGTAATCCAAAAGACGTTGATTTCCGTACCCACCGCAAAATTAAACGTCGCGTCCGTTGGAATCGAAAATTGTTTTGCAGTCGCCGCGTTCATTGAAAAAATGTTGCCCTCGTCGCCTGACGCAAATGTGTAGTTATCTGTTTTTGCAGAATAAGTTGAAGCAATTTTTGGCGTGTTAATTATTGGTGAAGTCAATGTCTTATTTGTCATTGTTTGTGCAGTTGTCAGGTCAACCGTTGTTGCAGTGTCAATTGACAACGTGACCGCACCTGAAGTGCCACCGCCTGAAAGTCCAGTGCCAGCCGTGACCGCAGTAATATCACCGACGTCGTTTGTCACCCATGTGAAATCCATGTTGGTGTTTGAAGCCTTTGCAAGAATTTGTCCTGTCGTGCCACCAAGCAAATCTGCCATTGAGGTTGCCACGGCTTGACCAAAAACTTCAAAATCTGCGGGCAAATCCGTGACCAAATCGGTCGAAGTTGGCATTTGCCAACTAAACGGTGTTGTTGGGTTTGTCATAGATTTTCTCCTTGTTAAGTGACTATTGTTGCATTTGCCCAGTCAAGTGTGGGCGACACGCCCGACCAGGTAAATGTGTTGGAAATTTCGTCCCATTGAAGTGCCTGCAACGAAAACGCCACTGGTGACACAATCAACGAAACCGAAACTTGGTTGTAGGAAGCCTGAAACGACCAGCCCTCAACAAATCCTTGAAAGATTGAACCCATGTTTGAAGGTAGGTCATTAATTGCCACCGCTTGACCCATAAACGTGCCAATAAGGTCGTCGCGGTCTGCGTCGTCCAATTCAGGGTTTGTCAGGTCAAATGTAATTTCGCTAAAAATTGCCTGTGGGTCTTTGCGAAGTGCCAAATAAAAATCGGCTTGGTCTTCAGCGTCAGTCGCATTGTGCAATGTTGTTGTGATGATTTGTGCAAGTGTGCCATAAGTAAGAATTGAAGTGGCGTCAGTTGCAGATTTTTCCGCATTGCTAGTTGCACCGTATTTGATTGTCAGGTCATTGCGCACGTCGCCCGCGCGGGTTTCGGTACGCAGTCCAGCCGCACGGGCTTGATTTGCCGTAAGTTGAACGTACCCATTAGCTGCAAGATATTGACTGCGGTGTGTTGCGTCGGCATAAGAAATGCGCCCCTGGGCGTCTTCGTAAATATAACCAAGTCCTGAAGTGGCAAGTGCTGAAACCAGTGAATAAACGTCAGTCCGACTTGAAGAACGGGCTGCCAATTCATAGTCCCCAGGTTGGTCAATTTCCCCAAGACCTATGTTTTCAGCCGTTGCCCAAGTAGTTGTTGGGTCATAAGTTGCCCAAGTTAATGCCCCTGGCACTTCAGCCCAGGTGTTGAGCAGTAGGTCTGAGAGAATTGTGTAAATCTGATTTCCGTCAAAATCTTTTGAAAGTACGCCATTGGTCAAAGACTTTGGCAAACGTGCCAACGCACCAAGTGCGGTAATTGAATAGGTTTGGGTGAAGGCCGTTGAACCTACTTCACGCACTTCCAAGGCGATATCAACGACGTTGCCACCAAAAATTGCAACAAATGTGCCTGACGTGTCTTTAACCGAAACACCAATTGTTGAGTTAATTGACACGGGAATGGTTGTTTGTGCAAGGTCAATTAACTGAAGATTAACGTACCCCGCCTGCGCCTGTTCATAGATATTTGTCCGACCGCTGCGAATAACTAGGTTTGCCAAAACTGCGTCTGTGTATTCAAGGCCATCAATTTCAACAAGCCAAACGGGATTCCACTGCGTCATTAGATTGCCACAAGCGCGGTTGCACCACCCGTGCCACGATAGTAAGAACTATTTAAAGTTTCAACAATTGTGCGGGCAGTGCCTTCTTTGTCAATTGCCCCGTTAACTGTAATGCTGATACGGGCTGCATTTTGTGAATCGGTGAACCCACCGCCCCCCATAGCCGCCAAACGCGCGGCGTTCTGTGAATCAGTAAATCCACCACCACCAGCCACTGACGCAGCAACGCTTGCAACAACGCTTGCAGCCTTAGCCACACCACCGCCTGAAGTAGTTGCCCCACCGCCTGACGGTGTTGAAATTGTTGGGATTGACGGCACTGCGGTTGAAACGGTTGGTGTCTTAATTGTTGGCACGCTAACCGTTGGGGTGGAAATCTTTGAAACGTTAGGCAAAAACGGAATGGCGTTATATGCCGAAATCAAGGCATTAATTCCAGCGACCGCGCCTGAAATTAAACCGTTCAAAATCTTGACCACGCCTGCAATGACGTCAATCACGCCACCTGCAATCTTGCCTGCAACCTGCAACGCCCCACCAAGTACCGTGCCAATAACTGGTGCAAGGTAGGTTGCAATATACGAACCAAATGTTTTGAAGGTGTCAAGGTTGTCGCCAATTGCGTCTTTGACGTAACCAAATGCTTTTACCAAGCCGTTAATGATTGGCGTAAATACTGCGCTGATTAGGTTGCCAACTTGTGTGATGTATCCACCAAGACCACCGCCCTGAAGACTGAAAGCGTCTGAAAATGCGTTGATTGCTGGCAAGGCGTTTTGGTTGATAAAGTTGATAACTTTTTCAAGGATTGGCAACAAGGCAAATCCAATTGTTTCCTTTGCTTCGTCAAATGCCACTTGCATGCGGGCAATGCGTCCCGCGTACGTGTCAGCGTTGCGCGCAGCAGCCCCGCCAAATAAATCTGAAAGACGGCTTTGGACGTCCGTGAATGACATAGTTTTCAATTGCGCAGCTGATATGCCTAAACCTAATTTGCCCAGGGCAGTTGTGTTGCCTTCGTAGGCTTTGCCCAACGCGTTGGCGACTGTTTCCAACGGCTTACCTGTTGCCGTTGAAACGTCAAGTGCGGTTGAAAGTAAATTTTGCGCCTGTGTAATGTCGCCCGTCGAACGAACCAGGCGACCCAAGGCGGGGCGCAATTGGTCGTCAGCCACACCCGTGGCAAGTGACATTTTGAGAATGGATTGTT